ATGGTATCATAATGGTAACCCATTACAAGGTGTATTCTACTATGATTTAAAACCTGCTATAAAGTTGCAGAAGATATTGGATGCTATAGAGAGTAAGTATAGTGTTACTTTCAATAGTGACTTCTTTGATAGTGCTGACTTTGGTAAGTTGTTTATGTGGTGTCATAGGAGAGCAGGGTATATGTTTAAAGACCAACCTAATGGATTTCCTCCACAAGTAATAAACTTTACTGCTAATGTTACAGGAGACTACAATCTAACTACACAAAAATATACGGTAGATGCTGCCCAAGAAGCTACACTACGAGTTAATTATAGTGTTAATTCTACTTATGATTATAAGATATATACATTTATCAATGATGAGTTACATACGGTAAAATCACATAGTGGTAATGTATCGGGAATAATAGTAAACTACGGAACACTTAATGTAGGAGATACTATACAATACAAGTTCTCATCTACAGATAGTGGCGCAAATATTAGTGGTTTATCATTCAATATAGAATACTATGATGGTGCTACTTGGAGTGATGCTGATACGGCAAGTAGGTCTACTGCTCAAAGTATTGTAAGCACAGTTGAGGTATCCGAGCAAATGCCAGAGCAGAAGGTTAGTGACTTTATAGGTAGCCTTGTTAGAGCTTTCAACTTGGTTATCGTTCCCACAGGAAACGGACAATACGACATAGAACCCTTAGATGATTGGTATGCAGAAGGCACTACAAGAGAGATTACAGAATATGTGGATACGGAAGAGGTCAATATCAATAAACCACAACTCTATCGTAGAATCAGTTACAAGTATAACGAAACAGAGGCAATCTTAGGTGAACAATATAGACTACAGAATGATATCGGCTATGGTGATTTACGAGCCGACTTCACATTTGATGGCGAAGAGTTTGATGTTGAAGTGGGCTTTGACCATATGCTCTTTGAAAGATTAGATGACTTGGATAATGGTCTAAGTGAAATCAATGTAGGCAAAACCATCACAAGAGAGTTAGAGCCTTACATTGGTAATCCTTATATCTTCTATGCATCAGGTACTATAACCGTAAGTAGTGATGATGAGAGGTATGCTTATATTGATATGGGTAATGGTGAGAACGCTAAGAGTTCATTCTGGTTTGCAAGTAATGTCAACGCTATTACTGCTGCGAATGTTACCAAGACCTTGAACTTTAGTACTGAGGTAGACCCTTACTTACTGCAAGGCTTTAGTCAAGGATTGTATAATACCTATTGGAAGGATTACATTACTGACTTGTACGATACGAGCAGAAGGGTATTTAGCTACAAGGCGCAGTTACCTTTAGGTATAATGTTGGCTTTGAAGATCAACGACAAGTTGACCATTAACGAAAGAAACTACATTATCAATCAATTAAAGTTGAACCTAACTACAGGTGAGGCTGAAATGGAACTACTCAACGATGTATAGTCAATTAGGTTATCTTATTAAGGCTCTCAAGGAGACTAACGAAAGAGATGAGGATATTAGTACTGCTAAAGGCAAGTATCAATACCCTCGTACTTTTAAAGAAGCATTAGGCAAATGGCGATAGAGAAGAACATAGTAATAGGTGCAGACCTTTCTGGTCTTGAGAGAAAGTTAGATGAACTTATTGATGCGTTAAAAGCCTCTCAAAAACAAGCCGACAAGACTGCTGAAGCAGTTAATGATATTGCTGATAGTGCTGAAGATATCGGTAAGAGTGCGCAAGAGTCTAAGAAAGGTGTTAAGGCATTATCTACAGGCTTTAAAGGTTTAGGGATGGCTATGAAAGCCGCAGGTATTGGTCTTGTGATTGAGGCTTTAAACATCCTTAAAGAATTGTTTGACAATAATCAGCAAGTAGTAGACTTCTTCAATACCTCTTTCAATACTTTGCAGATAGCCTTTAGCGACTTTACCAAATGGATTTCTGGTAGTGGGGGTAGTTCTATTGTCAATTATTTCAAGGCAATCTTTGAAGACCCTAAACAAGCCTTAAAAGATTTTGCTGATGCATTTAAGAAAAACATACAAGAAAGATTTGAGTCATATCTTGACACATTAGGGTTCTTAGCGAGTGCAGTTAAGAAGGTGTTTAGTGGTGACTTTGCAGGAGCGTTAGAAGATGTCAAGAACGCAGGTAAGGAATCATTAGATGTGATTACAGGTGTTGATGGTTCTTTTGATAAGGTGGTAGATACTACTAAGAAGGTAGCTACTGCCGTTGCTGACTACACTACTAAAACGGTCAAGGCAGGTGTAGCAATGACTGAACTAAACAAAAAAGCTGAGTTAGCAGATGTATTGTCTCAAGGTCTTATTGAGAAGTACGACTTACAAGCGGAGAAACTTAGACAAGTACGAGATGATGAACGCTTGGGTATGGATGAGCGTATCAAGGCGAATGAGGAGTTAGGCGAGGTACTAAGAAAGCAAGAGGAAGAGATGCTTAGAGTGGCTCAAGTAGCATTAGATAAAGCTAACCAAGACCTTGCGTTAGCAAAAGACAATGTAGAATTTATTAATGCTAAGAAACAAGCAGAAACAGAACTTGCAGGTGTACAAGCACAGGTAGCAGGATTCCGTAGTGAGCAGTTGATGAATGAGATGTCTTTACAACGAGAGTTGTTAGATATTGAGAAAAGTCGTAAAGAGAATGAATTAGAAGTTTACGAGATAGAAGGTCAAGCATTCATAGATGCTCAAACAAATGCAGAAGCTAAGATGGCTTTTGAGGAGTCTCTTAGTAAGTCTATCTATGAGAAGAGACTAAGACAATTAAAAGACCAACAAAAACTATATAAAACAGACACTCAAGCGTTCCGAGATGCTACCAATGAGATAAATGTACTCAATGCTCAGCGTACTACACAAGAGGCAGAAGAAGCTCGTAAGCGTAAGCAGTTTGAGAGAGATGTACAAGATGCAAAGGTGCAGATGTCTATGGATGCTATAAGTGCTATCAATGGTCTTGTACAAGCCTTTGCAGGTGAGAATGAGAAGGCACAGAAGAGAGCCTTTATGATTAACAAGGTTGCAGGGATAGCCAACGCAGTTATAAGCACGGCACAAGGTATTTCTAAAGCATTAGCAGAGACTACTGACCCTACACCTACGCAGTCCTTTAGATTTGCAAACGCAGCACTCGTAGGAGTTACAGGTGCAGCACAGATAGCCACCATAGCAAGACAACAATTTAGCGGAGGTGGTAGTGTAGATACTAACATACCAGATGGTGGTGGTGGTGGAGGTAGTATGCCTCCTCAGTTTAATGTAGTGGGTAGTACAGGCACTAATGCAATACTACAATCACTACAACAGAATCCTGTAAAAGCATATGTAGTAGGTAGCGATGTTACCTCACAACAAGAATTAGATAGAAACAGAATTAAGCAATCAACCTTTTAACAATGCGAATAGTAGAACTATTATTGGATGAAGAAAGCCTACAAGCAGGTATCCAAGCAATCAGCATCGTAGAAGCTCCTGCAATAGAAGAAGACTTCGTTGCACTTAAAGAGCAAGAGCGAGTAGAATTAAAGACAATGGATGAAGACAAGCGTTTGCTCTTGGGAGCAGCACTTGTACCTAACAAACCTATCTATCGTAGGAGTGGTGATGATGAGTATTACATCTACTTCTCACAAGACACGGTAAGAAAGGCAAGTGAGTTATTCTTTATCAATGGTAACCAGAATAAGGCAACCTTAGAACACCAAATAGACATTACAGGACTTAGTGTTGTAGAGAGTTGGATCATAGAAGGTGAGCAAGACAAGAGTAAGCTATATGGTATGAACTTACCTGTAGGCACTTGGATGGTATCAATGAAGGTTCATAATGATGAGGTTTGGAATGACTATGTGAAGAGTGGTAAGGTCAAAGGCTTTAGCATTGAGGGTTACTTTGTAGACAAGGTAGAGGCATCTAAGCAAGATCCACAAGAAGACAAAGCAGAGGAGCAGTTAAATGCTATTCGTGCTATCATCAAGAAAGACCTTCGCACAAAAAAGGGTAAGCGTACTGAATTAGAGACTTACAAGGATTACCCCACTTCGGTACGCAACAATGCTAAAAGGGGTATAGAGTTGAATAAGAAGGTCAACAATAAGTGTGCTACACAGGTAGGTAAGGTTAGAGCGCAGCAGTTAGCGAAGGGCGAAGCTATAAGTGTAGAGACTATAAAGAGGATGTATAGTTACCTTAGTAGAGCAGAGGAGTATTACGATGAGGGTGACACGAAGTCTTGCGGATACATTAGTTATCTTCTATGGGGAGGTAAGAGTGCTAAGAGATGGGCAGAGAGTAAGTTGAAGTCTCTTGATAAAATCTAACAATAACAAACACTAATAGTTAACATACTATGCAAAGAGTAGAAAAAATCTGGCAGGAGTTATCTGCACAACCTCAAGAAATAAATCTCCTTCGTGAGATTTCTGCTATTGAGAAAGAAAGCATTAGCCTCTCTCAAAAGATTGAGAGAGTAAGAAATGAGTTTGAAGCAGCCTCGCAAGAAGCGAACAAAAAGTCTGTTGGACTTGAAAACGAACTTAACAACTTGCAAACAGATGTTGAGGAATATAAGAAGGCTCTAAAAGAACTTGGTATCAACTCAACAAGCGAATTAGGTAGTGTTGAGAAGCGTATTAGCACATTCCGTAAAATGAATGATAGTGTAGTTAACGCATCTAAACGAACTCAAAACCTATAATAATGAAAAGAATATCGCTAAATAAGGTGATGGCTAAATTAGCCGAAGAGCAAACTACCGAGAAGGTGGAGAAAGTAGAACTTCGTGACATAGTAGGTGAACTCAATTCATTAAGTAAAGAATTGAAGAAGCACAATAGTAACGCAGTAACAAAGTCTAATGAAATCATCAATGACATCAAGAGACTTTATAATCATTTAGTTGACCTTAAAGAAGCAGCAGATGCATTAGAAGCCAAAGCGGAATATGCAGTTGAAGGGTTTGCAGAAGTTGGTATGCAACCACCAAGAGAAGTATCATTTGCTATTTCTGACTCAACAAGAGCAAAAAAAGGTGCTTTAGGTGGTCTTAAAACAGCACAGACTGCTATTAAGAATATACAGAAAATTTCAGGAAACTTATAATATGAAATCACAAGAAACATTAAGCAAGATTATGGAACTGCTTAACCTACAAGATGAGGTGAAGTTGGAGTCTATGAAATTAGAGAACGGCACGGTAATAGAAGCCGAAGCCTTTGAACCCAACCAAGAGGTATTCATCGTTACTGAAGATGAGCGTATCGCTCTACCTATCGGTGAGTACGAAATGGAAGATGGTCGTATCCTCGTTGTAGCTGAAGAAGGTGTTATCGCTGAAATCAATGAGGCTAAAGAAGAAGAAGCACCAGAAGAAGCACCTGCTGAAGAACCTGCTCAAGAAGAAGAGGTAGAACAAGCAGAAGAAGAGAAAGAAGAAGAGATGGCTTACGCTACTAAGGAAGAACTTACTGCTGCTATGGATGAACTCAAAGGTATGATTGATGAGATCAAGTCTATGATGTCACCTAAAGAAGAGGAGATGAGCGAAGAGGTAGTTGAAGAGCCAAAGGCAGAAGAGGTAGAGATGTCTACTGATGAACCTGCTGCGAAGCCTATCAAGCACAACCCAGAGACTAAGACCCCACAGATGCACAAGTTTGCTGAAGGAGCAAGAAAGGACACACTAAGTAGAATCTTTGACAAATTAGGATAATGAAGCAGGTACAAAAAGTATGGGCTGAATTATCTGCTAAACCTCAAAAGGTTGAGTTGAGTAAACTTGATGATTTGTTATCTTGGGCGCAAAGCACTAAAGCAGACCCTTTTGATGAACTGTCAAGGGTAGCAAGACTTGCGCAAAAAGAAGAACAAAATCTATATAAGAAATTACAACAGATAGAGGAAAAGGAACAAGAAGCAAGAGAAATTTCAAGAGCAATAGAAGAATTAGGTGGTAGAGATTTGTTAGGTACAGTGAAAAAAGCACAAGACTTGTTAAAACTTAAACGTAAAAATATTAGAGAAGTAATAAAACTTCTAAAACAAGCAGGGAGAGATAGTATCTAAAAACACAACAAAAAAATGAAGCAAGTAGAAAAGATATGGGCAGAGCTTTCTGCAAAAGCACAGGAAGTAGAAACTCCTCAAGAAGTTGAGTTGAGCGAAGAGCAAAAGGTTGAGTTAAATGCCGTTGGTGACTTAAAAGAGTTAATATCCGATGCAAAAAGAATAATTAGTCTACAAGAAGATGGATTTAAATGGGGTGCAAAAGCGGAAACTCAATTTAAAGAAGTAATGAAAGTAGTCAATGATGCTGAAGGAATTACAAGAGGAGCAATAAGACAAGCAGGAAACTTAAAAACTGAAAGCGATAAAATCTTAAATAAAATAGAGGTTTCAGCTAAAGAATTAGGAATAAATCCAAAAGACATAGATGGTTATAGCCAAGCAATTAAATTGATTAACGAAATGTTTGAAAATCAAAACGCATTGAACGGTTGGAATGAAATGCTTAAGAAAATGCTTTAACACATTCAACCACTACAATACTATAAGGGAGGGCATTGCTCTCCTTTTTTTTTGCAGAAAACTAACACCTACAACATTAGTTAGTTAACATAGTATAAATTTTGAATAATCATTTTTAAAAGAAGATAAAAAATGGCAACATCAATTACTACAACTTACGCAGGTGAGTTTGCAGGGAAGTACATCTCCGCTGCATTATTGAGTGCTGATACCATTGAAGGTGGTGGTATCACCGTTAAGCCAAATGTCAAGTATAAAGAAGTAATGAAAACTCTTTCTACTAACGCATTGGTAAAAGACGCTGCTTGTGACTTCGCTGATCAAAGCACAGTTACATTAACAGAGCGTGTATTAACTCCAAAAGAGTTACAAGTAAACTTAGAGCTTTGTAAGAAAGATTTCCATAGCGATTGGGAAGCAGTACAAATGGGCTACTCTGCCTTTGATACATTGCCTCCTTCGTTTAGCGATTTCTTAATCGGTCACATTGCATCTAAAGTAGCAGAAAAGACTGAAGAAACAATCTGGCAAGGCGATGATTCTAATGCAGGTGAGTTTGATGGTTTAGTTACTTTGTTGGATGCAGATACTGACCTTCCCGCAGGACAAGACCTTACAGGTGTTGCAATTACTGATAGTAATGTTATCGCTCAAATTGCTCGTGTAGTAGATGCAATTCCTACTTCAGTTTACGGAAAAGAGGACTTGTACATTTATGTATCACAAAACATTGCTCGTGCTTATGTTCGTGCTTTAGGTGGATTCGGTGCTAATGGTCTTGGTGCTAATGGTGTTAACAACGGAGGTACTACTTGGTACAATGGTGGTGACTTAGCGTTTGATGGTGTGAAGTTGTTTGTATGTTCTGGTATGCCAGATGACCATATGGTAGCTGCACAGAAGTCTAACATCTTCTTCGGTACAGGATTGTTGAGCGACCACAACGAAGTGAAGCTAATTGATATGGCTGATCTTGATGGTTCTCAAAATGTTCGTGTAGTAATGCGATTCACTTCGGGTGTTCAGTACGGTATCGTTGGTGATATTGTATTATACACTTAAGAAGTAGTTTAGTTTAGTTAATAATTAGGGCAGGTAGGCTAATGCTTGTCTGCCCTTTTTTAATAAAAGAATAATATGGCTTGTGATTTAACAAAAGGTCGTGCTTTACCTTGTAGAGAATCGGTAGGTGGTCTAAAAGCAGTTTACTTTGTAGACTTCGGAGACTTAGGAACGGTAACCGTTGCCGACAATTCAAACGAGGTAACAGATATGACAGGAACATTTGATGCCTACAAGTATGAGCTGAAAGGCACATCAAGTGTAGAGCAAACGATTAACGCATCTCGTGAAAATGGAACAGTATTCTTTGACCAAGCGGTTACTCTTTCTTTACCTCAATTGAGCAAGGAAGATAACCACGAAATCAAGTTATTGGCATACGGAAGACCTCACATTGTTGTTGAGGATTATAACGGAAATGCTTACTTGGTAGGTCGTGAACACGGAGCAGATGTTACAGGAGGTTCTATAGCCTCTGGTGCTGCTATGGGTGATATGAGTGGATACTCTATTACATTTAACGCTATGGAGCGTACTGCTGCAAACTTCCTTGCAGGTGCTACAGATGGTAACCCATTTGCAGGTATGGGTTCTGCATCTGTTGTTATTGATTTAGACTAAAAAAGTAGTATCTTTGTAAGACCTACGACATAGGTGTTTTGGTTTTGGGATAGGGTAGTTCTTCGGGGCTACCCTTTTCTTTTTCATAACACTTACCTCTATTAGTGGTTAACCTATTATGCATATTGTAACCACAACAGATAAGAAGATATACTTTGTGCCAAGAGCGTTTGATACAAGCGTGTCGGTAAAGATTACTGATGAGGAGACAAACACATCTTCTACAGAATCCTTAACGGCTACGCAAGAGGCTAATTACTTGCATATCACACCTACCTATACATTTGAGCAGGATAGATACTATACCATTAGAATCACAGGAACTAACGAGATATATAGAGGTAAAGTGTTCTGCACTAACCAAACGGACTTAGAGAAGTTTAGTATCAATAATGGTGAGTTCACTCACTATGAGGATACTGATAATGATAATCAATACATTTACCGATGAGTAATATACGAATCGTTAACCTCGCCTCACATACAACCCCTGCGGTAGTTGAAGACAATCGTAAGGAGTGGGTAGCGTATGGCGAAGACAACAACTACTTCCAATACCTTATTGATAGGTACAATGGTAGTGCGACAAACAATGCTATCATCAATGGTATGACCGAGCTTATGTACGGCAAGGGATTATCTGCGACTGATGCCTCTCGTAAGCCAGAGGCGTATGCTCAAATGATGAGCCTATTCAAGCGTTCTTGTTTGCGTAAGGTAACCTTTGACTTAAAAGCATTAGGTCAAGCAGCGTTCCAGATTATTTACAATAAGGATAAGAGTAAGATCGTACAGGTAGCACATATGCCTATAGAGACACTACGCTTTGAGAAGATGAATGAAGATGGTGAGGTATGTGGGTACTACTACTCTAAGGATTGGACAAAGATTCGTAAGAGAGGGTATGAGCCAACAAGAATACCTGCCTTTGGTCACGGAGAGAAGGGAGATGCTTTAGAAATCTATTGTATCAAGCCTTATCGTTCTGGGTTCTATTACTATTCTCCTGTAGACTATCAAGGAGGTATTTCTTATGCTGAATTAGAGGAGGAGGTAGCAAACTACCACATCAACAACATTAAGAACGGTCTAAGCCCTTCTATGTTGATTAACTTCAACAACGGAGTACCTACTGAGGAGGAGAGAGAACTTATAGAGCGTAGAATCATCCAAAAGTTTAGCGGTACTTCCAATAGCGGTAAGTTTATCCTTGCGTTTAACGATAATAAGGAGATGGCTGCAAGTATTGAGCCTGTACAACTATCGGATGCGAGTGAGCAATACCAATTCTTAGCAGATGAGAGTATGCGTAAGTTGATGGTAGCACATAGGGTTACTTCTCCTATGCTTATGGGTATTAAAGACCAAAGTGGTTTAGGTAACAATGCTGATGAGTTGAAGACTGCAAGTTTACTTTTTCACAACACGGTTATCCGCCCATTCCAAGAGATGATTTTAGATGCTATAGATGATATCCTTGCTTACAATCAAATAAGCCTTAACCTCTTCTTCAAGACATTACAACCTTTAGAACTCCAAGCAGATATTACTGAGGAGCAAAGAGAAGAACTTAGTAAGGTTGAGGATTGTGGATGTAAGGAAGATTTAAAAGATGCAGATGATCCTTGTACGGAGGGTTATGAGCAGATAGGTATGAAGATGAAAGATGGTAAGAAAGTGCCTAATTGCGTACCTATTAAAGCTGAAGAAGAACTAAGCGAGGATAGCCGCCCTTTTCTTGATGACAAGTTAGCCCACGAGATGTTAGATGCATTGGCTGACTTGGGTGAGGAAGAGCCAGAAGGCTATGAACTCGTTGATGCAGAAATTGTAGGTGATGATGAACCTGAAGACTTTGATGTAGAGAACTACCTCAACGGACTTACTGAATTATCAGCAAAACAAGATAGCACTCAAGATGGAGACATCTATAAGGTGAGATACAAGTATGTGAAGGGTACTAAGAAGACCGCTAAAGGCAGTTCTCGTACTTTCTGTAAGACTATGCTATCTCAAGGGAAATTGTACCGCAAAGAGGATATTGGTATGATGAGTGCAAGAGGTGTAAATAAGAGCTTTGGACACAAGGGTAGAAACTACTCTCTATTTAAGTATAAGGGTGGTGTAAACTGCTACCATAGATGGGAGCGTAGAATCTACAAGAAGAAGTTGAAGAAGAACGGAGAACCTTACGGTGGCGATGCGCTACGAGGTACGAGATATGTTAATGTTAACCAAGCGGTAAGAGCAGGATTTAAGCTACCTAAGAACCCTAAAGAGGTTGCAGTAGCACCAATAGATATGCCAAGACAAGGGCATCACCCTAATTACAAAGGATAATGGCAAAAGTATTATTTATAAAGAGAGATGACATTGTACGCAATAGCGTACTCTCTGGTAATGTAGATAGCGACAAGTTCCTACAATTCATTGAGATCGCTCAAGAGATACACATACAAAACTACTTAGGCACTAAGTTGTACGATAAGTTGCGTAATGATATTATAGCAGATAGTGTACCTGCTGCTTATGCTACGCTATTGGATGACTATGTACAACCGATGTTAATACATTGGGCTATGGTTGAGTATTTACCTCACGCTGCCTATACGATAGGTAACGGTGGTGCGTATAAGCATACTGCTGAGAATAGCATAGCAATGGAGAAGAACGAAGTAGACTTCTTGACCAACAAACATAGAGACATTGCAGAACACTACACCCGTAGGTTCATTGACTTTATGGCTTTCAACAATTCTACTTATCCTGAATATAATACGAATAATAACGATGATGTACACCCAGACAAAGATGCAGTCTTCAATGGATGGCAACTCTAAGAAACGCTACAAAGTCAAAGAGGTTAACTTAAAGAAGCTCAAGAGGCTTGTAAAAAAAATAGAAGGCAATGAACTACGGAAGCATATATAGTTCTACATATTGGGGAAACGGAGTTACTGATAACACTATTGGTTGGGGTTCTGTATATGAAGATTTAGTTTCATAAAAATGAACGAGAAGAACTACATACCCTCACGCACCTCTCCTAAAGGCGGTAGAAGAGGTTGTCTATGTTGGGAAACCTCAACCTACTCTATAGAGTGTTGTGATGGCTCAGTAAGAGCGCAAGGTGTTGGTAGTGTTTACTTTACCGATGAAGACTCAAATTTACCAATAAACTTAACACCACCTATTATTTCTGGAACTGCTGAGAGAGGAGAAACTTTAACAAGCACTACAGGTACTTGGACAGGAACAGGAACAATAACCTTTGCATATCAATGGCGAAGAGATAATGTTAATATAAGTGGTGCTACATCTTCAACCTATGTATTAGTAGAGGCAGATGATAATACAAGCATCAATTGTGTGGTTACTGCTACTGATGATGTAGGTTCTACAAGTATTTCTTCAAATGCTATTAGCCCTATACTTGGTTCTCCTTATAATTTGGTTGCACCTGTAGCAAGTGGAACAGGACAAGTAGGTCAAACACTATCTACTACTAATGGTAGTTGGCAAGGTATTGCTACAATTACATTTACCTATCAATGGAGAAGAGATGCAAGTGATATTAGTGGAGCGACATCAAGCACTTATACATTAGTGGCTGATGATTATGCTACTGATATTGATTGTATGGTTACTGCTACAAATAGTTTAGGAAGTGCTAACCAAGATTCAAATGATATAGCAAACATTGTAGGAAGTGTTCCTGTGATAAGTGGAGTACCTACTATAAGTGGAACTGCAAAAGTAGGTGAAACTTTAACTGCAACTGCTGCAAGTGTTATAGGCACACCAACTCCTACGGATACATTCCAATGGCAAAGAAGTGATGATGGAAGTACAGGATGGGCTAATGTTTCTGGTGCTACAAGCACAACATATACGGCAGTATCAGCAGATGAAGATAAATTCTTGAGAGTAGTTCAAACATCTACAAATGAAGCAGGAAGTGATACGGCAAATAGTGCATCTACAACTCAAGTTCAACCATCATTTACAGGTATATTAGACACTTATAGCGGTGCTACTGCTGCCTACTCTTTACGATTGCTAAGAAGCAGTTATAGTGGTAGTGCTATCCGAGTTAGAAGGGTAGACGATAACGCAGAACAAGATATAGGTTTTAGAAATAACGAGCTTGATACTTCAGCTCTAGCTACCTTCTCTTTAGGTTCGGACTGTTTTATAACAACTTGGTACGAGCAAAGCGGAGCAAGTGGAGCAGCAAATTTAACTCAATCAACGGCATCTAATCAACCTAAGATTTATGATGGTGCTACAAGTTCTGTAGTTTTAGAAAATGGTAAACCTACTATAGACTTTGACTACACCTCAACGCAACACTTTAGCGCAACTCCTACAAATTGGAGCAGTATAGTAGATGATACTAACCACACTTTATCTATGGTTTATAATCTAAACCAATATAGCAGCCCACGCTCCACGCTTTATAATATAGCAAGTGATGAGGTAAGCGGTGGTGAAGGTGATACCCATATAGCTATGGCAAGGAGTGCGGGATTGAGAATAGGATTCTTTGATAAAAGCGTAGGCTCTATTACTAAGACTGCTGGTTTTATTTCAACGATTGGCGGTGCGCAAAATGGCGTTCAATATTTAGTAACTTCTATTTATGATGCCACCGACCTAAACTCTTTTGCAAATAGTACAATTGAAGACAATAACACCTCTAACCCCGAAGCACCTAAAACTGCTAACAGGTTCTTTATAGGAGCTAATAGCAATTCGGGCAATCCAATGGATGGGAATATGCAAGAGTTTATTATTTGGAATGTTGACCAAACGACCAACCGAAGTGGCATTGAAACGAATATTAACGACTACTACTCTATTTACTAATGTACTACACAAGCACAAATAGAGAAGAATTGGTAGCTTATAACGAAGCGGTAAATAGCGGTGAAGGCTACAACGGAACTACTACCACTTGGGCAAAGATTATTGAACATCCTAACGGAGCAGATTACGCAATACTCAAGCATCCTAATTATGATGCAGAACTAACTTTAGTGGAATCACTTAGTGATGATTGGTTTCCTAACAGTATAGACTAATGAGAGATATCAACAAGGTTATAATTCATTGCTCTGCAACTCCAGAAGGTAGAGATGTATCCTTAGATACTATACGCCAATGGCATATCAAACGAGGGTGGAGTGATATCGGTTATCATTATGTGATCTTGATTAACGGTACTATCCAAGAGGGTAGACCTGTAGAGAGAGCAGGAGCGCATTGCAAGGGGCATAACGCTAATAGTATTGGTGTTTGTTATGTAGGAGGTGTTGATGAGGATATGAAGCCGAAAGACACAAGAACTGCTGCACAAAAGATAGCTATGCAAAAGCTCTTACTATCTCTTACGGATACTTACGAGGGTGTTACTATTCACGGTCATAATGAATTTAGCAGTAAGGCTTGTCCATCATTTGATGTTCAAGCGGAATTATAATTGTAAGTAAGATGAATACTACAGATTTAAAAGTATATTTGATGAATGTCTC